GACACCGGAGAAAAAACCACATTAAAGACAATGCATACTGTTATGGAGTCGGGCCAAACGCCAAATTTAGCTTTTGGTGGTCCCATACACACCACTCTTGCTGCTGGTTATCCTGAATTTCAAACTGCTCCAAATGAAAAGGTAATAGGACAAAACGGCGCTAGCATTGTGTTTGGAACTGATCGTAAAGATACCCTAGTCAGCGGCTTCGGCGCGAAAGGTCTCCCCTCGGAGTCTATGGATTTGGTGGTTGGTCGTTTGGCGAGCAGCAATGAGGGCGAAGGCGAAGATAACTGTGTTATTACTGGTCCTAATTTTGCAGCTGATGCCGCTAGAATTTATATTAGCCGTCTTACAGATGTAGATAAATATTTTGGAATATCCGTCGACAAAGAGTCAGCGATGAAGGGTCTGTCTGGTATAGGAATTAAGGCTGATGAAGTGAGAATTGTTGGTCGAGAGGGTATTAAAATTGTTACCGGTGGTATGCAAGGGGTTAAGGGAATGGGACAATCTGGAGAAACTAATAGTTTAGGGGGTAAGTTACCAGTAGTCCCCAAGATTGATTTAATGGCTGGCAACGAGGTAGAAGCTTTGCAACCAGTAGTATTAGGCGACAATTTGAATGAATGTCTTGTAGAAGTTGGAAATTTTCTTGATAGTAATTCTTCGCGAATAGAAATGTTAGAAAATGCTTTAGTTTCTATTATGTCAGGTTTGGCAGCAGAGCCCTTTTTGGCTAGTACAAAAGTTTTGGGTCCCTTAGTCATTACGGCGATTCAAGTTTTTGGCAAGAATCCTGGTTATCAGAATCGAATAAATAAAACTCTTTGGGAAGTTAACTATTTAACAAGACCAGATCCTTCCACATCTAATGTTAATTCAAGTTTGCCTATTTTGCCCGGCGCAAAATATATTTGCAGTAGAAATGTGCGATCTTCGTAAACACGAAATGGAAAAACAAATAAATGTCAGAATCTAAGTTTTTACCCTATCAAGATAAAAATGGTGACGGATTAGTCGATGTATGTGATGATTTTGTAGTAGTCACACCGCCTATTAATTGCCCTACTTGTGTTCCAAATCCAAACGCCCCAGTTCCCAATTGGAAAAATCGTGCCATTTATGAACCATTTTTAAACGAAAAGTTGTGTAAATATCAAATTACACTCCGAACACCAAAAGACACAACTGGGGCTACAAGCGATGAAGATGCTGAAAGTGCCATGCAAGCGAATTTTGATGAATATGTTGACACCGCCGTAGATGCTTTGTTGGATGTATATAACAAAGATAAGTCTACCGATGTCGTACAAATGGTCACAGAAGCAATGGAATATACAGATTATAATCTGGATTATCGTCCCAAGTCTAGATTACAGTTGTTATATTCGGTATCTTCAGACCTTATTGATAGTTTGGAAGAAGCGGAAGCACCTGAAGCTGATGATGAAGCGGATCCTGATGATATTGTAGTATATTATAAAGCGTATGAATTAAGTCGTATGTTGTTTATGGTTAGAAAAAGTTTGGCGCTCTATGGGCGCTATTTAAATGTTTATAACAAAATTGAACTAAAAACTCTTACCAAAGTAGAAGAAGGAATTCCTTTTGATCTAAGATCATATGGCGATTTTGGATTTAAACCTAGAAGTTCTCTAATGGGCAACCTCTTACCATCCCTGGAGGCATTTTTGAATACGAAAGGCTATAAAATCCCTTATACAGGAGATATGACGCCTTGGAGTTGGAAAGGTAATTTTAAGCCCAAGGAGAAAGTTGGAGCTTTAGAATTTACATTTACAAGTGAATATGCACTAAAGAAAATAAAAGTATATTTAGAAACATGTCCGCAACAGCCTCTTGAGTTTAAAAATTTAGCAGCTTATGGATTAGAAAAAGCCTCTATAGCGCCGGTCGAGCCTGATTCACTATCACCTATGGCCGCCGAAATCGAAGTAATACCGATTATGGCGGAAAAGCCGACAGGCCCACTTGCACCATTGTTGAAAGGGCCCAGTTGGTCGAACCCTACGGCCATGGCCTATCTTGCCTCTCTTGCAGATATGGAAACAGATTTAACCGCTAGAGTTCCGATGAATTGGGTAGAATTTATAATAAAGTATACATACCCTCTTGTTGAAGAGACCGGCCAAGATTATGGTGAGACAATTGCTAGTTGCATTGGTGAAGCGCTCCTTGAGGAAGGTAAACAATTAGCAGAAGATATCTTAGACGATAGCTTTAGTTTAGCGGATGCCATTGCATATAAATTTAATGAAAATTTATGTAAAAAAGATCTCGAAGAGATGCGAGCAGAAGAGGTACGCCTGGGGCTAATAGATGACCCAGCCACACCGGATGTAGAAACTATAGGTGATGACGCTCCAACGGGAACTTCTGCAGACGAAGCAAGCTCTAAAAAAATTACTTTGTGGGCATTAGCTAAAGCACAAGCAGCACAAGAATTAGAATCCAGTAGCGTAACATTTGAATCCCTATGTAGTGAATTATTATTTCCCAACTTCACAGCTACGGATGCGGGTGAGAAAAAATTAAAAGAACAATTAGAAAATCTGAAGTTATGTGGTCTTTTAGACTTGTTTGCAGAAGCTGTACAATGCTTATTGGGAGGGCGAACGCTAGAGGAAGGGCTAGCCAGCATTGCTGAAGCTGCTCTTCAAGCGATGTCAATTAATAATTTTGGTCAATTGTTTGTTGGGTTACCGATAGAAAAACAAGAAGAACTAGACGCATTGGTTAAAGAAAAGATTGAAAATGGAGAAATCTTTAAAGATCAATCAGCGAATGCATTAGTTGCAGATGAGATTGCCGGCAATTATGTTGCCACCAAACCGTGGGAAGTCTCCGAAGCTGATACGGGCGCCCGTGACTCAAGAACGCTCGTAGTATCTTATGAGTCTTTAACAGATACAGGCTTAAGTGATGATGTTGTGATGGAAGCCTATATACAAGCTTTAATCGAGGTATATGGGGAGGAGTTGTTTGATTTGATTGACGAGTTAAACAAATTCCCCGGAGCCCAATTAATCACCAATACATTGGCAGTTATAACATGCCCCACCACTTCATTATTCAAACCAAGTGTATTTGAGTTCATCAAAGACGTAGAGCTTCCTTATTGTAGAAGTACAGAGGAGATTGCGTTTCCCGAATGGAACAATCCATTTGCTTGGATTGTAGAGTGGGCAGATTTCAAAAAAGCGCTTTTTGATGCTGCAAAAGAAGCCATTAATGAACTAATTGTCACAACGTTGATGAAACTAATGGTTAAAATTTGTGAAATTCTCGGAGACGCCGCATGCAAAGCTTTGGACACCCAAGGTGCTTTGGCTGACGCCACCGAGTTCCAATGCGGTCAAATAAGTCAAATTGCAGATATGGTAAGAGGATCTATATGCAGCGAAGATGCTGATGAAGACACAATCAACAATACGGTTAGTGATATGTTTGGGCTTCTTGGATTAGGTGCCACTGCCCTCGCAGACAAAGAAAACATCCTTTCCTTTACAGAAGCAATATCTTGTGCAGTGACCAGAAAAGAACTAGCCGATGCGTTCCTTTGTGATGCATCAGATAATTTTCTTAATATTGTCGATATTATTATAGAATATGAATATCCAGAATATCGCGCTGCTCTTCCTGGAAAAATAGCTATTAAAAACTTTTTTTGCAACATGGGAAGTTTGATGCCCGTTGATTTTAGAGGGGATTTAAGAGATTTTGTCAACGAACTTCCTTCAAACGATCAATTACCAGCCAATCCCAGCTTATGTGCGACACCAGAACAGATAGAAGATTTTTGTGCCGCCCGATCCCAATTGTTAGCGGGAAGAGCTTCGCCCTCTCAAATTGCAGATTTATGTCAACCGGAACCGTTTATCGATTTACCCAGTTTTGAGCCTCCTTCTATCATCTCGGACCCTGGCTGTAACAATGGTATTTTCCCATTTGAGCCAGAAGATTCATTAGTAGCTGCAGCAGCCGGCATTGGCGCCGAATTAGAAAGTTTGAAAGTTGATTATTCAATAGATATGTTGGGTAATGGCCCCGGTGAGAGGAATTGGGGTTTCGTTAATATGATTCTTTCGGATACAAAAGGGCAACCTTTAAGCACCCACTATCGTCTGGTGACCAATAGACCCAATTATGTAGATTATTATGCTGATTTTAAGCCTGACGACATAGTTAGCGATCCAGAAGATACAAGCTCAGGTATCGCTGCATGGCTCGCCGGGCCACCTGCATTGGCGGCCCAAAAAGCTGCGTTTCCTTTGTCTGTTGCCGAGTGGATGCGAGATCAAATAAGCGAACAAGCCGGTTCATTTACATATAGTTCAAATAATGAATTTCAATCTGATGATGAGTTTACAAAAACTTTTAGTGAACTACGCGGTGGACCTTCTGCCGCGGCTAAAGCCGCAGCAGTAGTCGCTACAGGAGGTACTATTGTCACGGCCCCGGTTACTGCGCTCGGCGTCGGTGCCGCGGCCCTTCCCGCATTTTCGAATTTTGATCCTCTGTCGTTACCAGATTTTGGTTATAATATTGTTATTAGTTCTTCATTGGCAGACCAAACTGTAACATTTGTTGAAAAAGCAAGAAAGAAGACTCCCGATTTTACCTTATCATTTGCAGATAACGCCAAAGGCAAGAACAGTGGCCCAGAAAAAGACTCCCTATCTAGTTTGGTTGATTTAACTCCCGACGGTCCGGCGTATGCTTTTGATTTAGAATTTTATTTAGCAGATCTTTATATTAATGAAGAAGGAAATAAAGCAAATCTACCGCACGATAATGCCCGAATAAAAATCATAGAAACATTTCATCCCGCAGTTCTTGGCATTGATTCGGATTTTGGAGTAATAGACGCTCTTTTGATGGCTAACCCCATTACTGGTCCGTATAAAGTTTACCAGTATATGAAACACATGCACGACGAAATCAAAGATCAATTCAGTGGAGAATTTTCAGAGCTTGCATATGAGTTTTTGTGTGTTGAAGATACATTGATGGGTATTGATTTAGATGAATATCCTACGTTTTCGAGTACATTTCAAAACAAAAATTCTTATTCCCCACAAGCGGTTTTATTAAGAGAAATATTACAACAGGCTGGATCTTCGATTAATCGTTCTGATACAGAGAATTTATATAATGACATAATGTCCAATATTTCTAGTGATATTATGACAGCTGTGGCTGGAAACGAAACTGCCTATAAATATGGGGCCCAATATGATAGCCTCACAGCACTGGATCTAGAATATGGGTTAGTGGGCGACGGTATAACATATTATGATAAAGATGAAAACATAGTTGCCAATGGCGATTGGGTCTTATATTCAGATGCTCGAATTATTGATAATACTTCTGGTGAGTTTAGAAAAATTGAAAATAAAGATATGATTGGCGGCCTTAGTTATATGCAATACCAAATTGAATTTCTTGGTAGAGAAGATGAGAATCGGGTATTTTATCTAGATCCATCCGAGTACGGTGGGACCTATAAGAGTCCTGCCATTTATATTGCTGCGGAGAAAAATGAAGGATGGCTCGGGTTTGTAGATGCTGTTTTTCCTAATTTAAGCCCTTGTAAACCACAAAGCACTGATTTTGTTGACTTTGAAGAAATCCAAGAGATGATAGATGAAATATATCCCCAAATCCCCGAAGATGAAAGACTTCAATATAATCCTGATTGTGTGATAGAAGTTCCTTATAATAAACTTTTGACACGGCCGTCAAAGGCAGCTATTCATGGTTTAATTGTGGCTGCTATTAGAATGTACTCTAGCACAAGTTTGATAAAGTCTATGGCGACTATTACAAAATTTGATCCCCGATTCCCACAGGTTTATAGTTCGCTTTATGCTTCTTATATTGTTGAAGTTATGGAAGAGAGTTTAAAAGATGCTCAAAGTGATTTTGCGGAAAGATTTACGCCATTTAAAGATGAAGAATTTTGGTATGCTTTTCTTGAACAGTCTGTTCAAATGTACTCGGATTTGGTAGAGCAAGATAAAATTCAACCACCTCCCCTTGTATTGGACGCTCTGTTTAGATTGAATGATATGCAAGTAGAATATGAATCAGATTATCCCACAAAAGAAACTTTAAAAGAAGCCAGAGCCACGAATGATGCCGGCCAATTTCAATCTTTTAAGAGTTATAAGTCTGATAAAGTTTTAGAAGCTGTCAAAAATACCGAAGAAGATGCCAAACTCATTATGAAAGAATTGGTGGTCCGTGAATTAAATTATATGGGTCGCAAATTAATGAAGAATATGAAAAAAATTGGTGTTGCTCCTGATGTTCATGATTTAAACTATTATATTCTGGAAAATTATACACAAGGCTCTTCGCTGACCCTTAATGAAAATATGAATCTTAATGGTGCTATTCAGCAAGAATACACCAACCTACCCTCTTCGGGAGATGAACATTATACAACTGGAGATGAATTTGTTGTTTCCGAAGTTAATAGTGACACCGGCTACAGCAAAGGTGATGAATATATAGGATATTATCATGTCAACATTGCTGATGGTGAGCTTGTGTATATGGCCGGCGAATTTCACACAGAAGACCCTCATGATGTTTTAGTTCCTATTGCGAGCGAGATAAGAGTGCCGATTGGTGATGTAGATGATTATGCTTTAAGTGTTTACGCGACTACCATTAAGCCTTTTGCAATAGAAAAATATATCACCATCGACGGCGCGCGCTATAGTACAGCCGCTGCACTAAACAGCATTAAAAACAACGATGCTAGCTTAAATATTTCAGATGTGTATCCAGGTACCCTAGAGCTTGTTTATGATTCTAACAATAATGTTATTGGTTTGACGGGAGAATTGGGAGTTCGTTTAGGTTTAGCGTTTTCGATGGTGGTAGGGGGTATAAAGTATGAAATAACATCGGCGGAAATCGACGCACTAGATGTTTCTATTGGTAAATTTAAGGGTTTAACTGGTGATTCGTTGGAATTGCTATGTCTTATTAATTATTTGAAAAATAATGATAAGTTTAGATTAATTGCCAACTATATTTTCCCATTGAGCAAAATTGTATCTACGACCGCTATCTATAATGAGTTGGCTTTTGTGCCTTCAATTGGAGAGGTTACGGTTGCCACCGGAGAAGCGTGGGGAGGAATTTTTTCCAATATCTCGGGCCCGTTGAATAGTCTTCTCAGCTCAGTCACTGGCCAGAAGGGTATAGATGAGAGTGCTAAACCCGGCACATATGCTACGATTATAGAATCAGATGATGGTACTCCAATCGGGATTACAACAGAAACAGGAAACGAATCCTGGGCAAGCTATAAAGATAGAAAAAAAGGCAATCCAGCCTTTTTAGAATTTGATGAGTGGGATGGGGTCTTGTTGAAAAATGTTAAAGCCAATCTTAAAAGATTGTTTAAAAAGCATTATAATTTTAAAGATTTTGATCCAAAAGACCTTTTCCCCCATCTTGGTCCTGGCCAACTATATATGAATAGATTGAAAGCATTCATGAAGCCAGCATCAGCGATAAGCTTACTTCCATGGTGGAAAAGAAAAAGAATACGATCTAATCCATTTAATGATGATGGAGAACTTTGTGAAAAAGAAGAATGAGTATAATTATAGTGAGGTAAACAAAATATGTCTTCTTTGAGTGTCGCCCTCCCGCTACGATATAGCACCGTTGATGGTTATCAGATGAACAAAACCATTAAAAGGTTAATTAAACAAAATTTAAAAATGCTTTTATTGACAAATCCTGGTGAGCGAGTAATGGAGCCAACCTTTGGAGTGGGATTAAGCACCTATCTGTTTGAAAATTTTGCAGAGAATACATATGCTGAAATCGATTCACGGATAAAGAAACAAGTGCAAACATATATGCCTGCCATATCGATTAGAAAGATTGTTTTCTCTGATGTTGATCCAGATACTCACACATTGGGAGTTTCTATTGTTTATGTGATTCCGAATATAGGTGTTCAGGATTTGCTAGAATTTACTATTTAGAAAAAGAGGGTTTTTTATGGCTGATGAACAAAAAAAGATAGTTCCTATCGATTACACACACAGAGAATATGAAAGTATTCGCAAAGATTTAATTGATATAGCCCAAAGATTTTATCCTGATACTTTTCAAGATTTTAGTGAAGCTTCCTTTGGCTCTCTTGTTTTAGATGCTGTAGCATATGTTGGAGATCAACTATCTTTCTATCTAGATTACAATGTTAATGAAACGTTTTTAGATACAGCCTATCAGTATAACAATGTTATACGCCATGGCCGCGTATTGGGATATAAATATACTGGCTCACCATCTGTTTATGGGCAAGTCGCCATGTTTGTATTGGTACCAGCTTCTGCGACTGGCATCGGGCCCGACACTAATTATATTCCTGTATTAAAGCGTGGATCTAGATTTACCTCAGAGGCTGGTTTAAATTATGTTTTAATTGAAAATATTGATTTTGCCAATCCCAAGAACCCGGTGGTGGCTGCACGAATTGATGCATCAACCGGCGCGCCCACTTATTATGCAATTAAGGCATATGGTACTGTGGTATCTGGGTTTTTTGGCCAAGAAAGCATTGTCATTGGTCCATATGAGAGATTTAAGAGAATCAAACTTAATGCTAATAATGTAGCGGAAATTACTTCAGTAACGGATGCCCAAGGTAATGAATATTTTGAGGTAGGCTATCTGGCACAAGATATGGTTTTCAAAGAGATAACAAACAACAACTATAAGAGCGATAATGTTCCCTCCATTATGAAACCATACTTGGTATCCAGAAAGTTTGTGGTAGAGCGTGATCGCAATAGTGTATTTCTACAATTTGGAAGCGGAAAATCTGGTGAATCAAACGTTGTAGCGGATCCGCAAAGGGTGGCATTAGAAATTTTTGGTAAGAACTATGTGACTGACACAACTTTTGATCCTACCCGTTTGTCAAGAAATGAAAATTTCGGTATTGTACCATCAAACACTACATTGACCGTAGTGTATCGCGCAAATAACCCAGCAGAATCAAACTTGGGTGTGGGTTCTTTGAACAGCGTTTCAAACGCACGAATGGAATTTAAAAATAGAACAACATTAACCAATTCTACCGTACAAACAATTGTTGATTCTTTGGAAATTAACAACGAAACTCCTCTCGTCGGCGATGTTCGCTCACCAAATAGCACAGAGATAAAAAGAAGAGTATATGGTACATTTCCAACCCAAGATCGAGCAGTCACCCAAGCAGACTATGAAAACGTAGCTTATAGGATGCCAGCACAGTTTGGGTCTATAAAACGATGTTCGGTCCAAAGAGACGCAGATTCAATGAAAAGAAATTTGAATATGTATGTTATATCGGAAGACAATTTTGGAAAATTAACAGCAACCAACGCAACCATCAAAAATAATCTAAAAACTTGGCTTAACCAGTATCGAATGATGAACGATACGATTGATATTTTAGATCCCTTTATAATCAACTTAGGAATTGAGTTTCAAATTAGGCCAAAAACAAATGTTGACAAGTACACACTGTTAGATACCACAATCGCAGCCCTTGCAGCTGATTTTGCAACAACATTGTATATTGGAGAAGCTTTATATATTAGTGACATTTATAGTCGCTTGAACGCGGTAGATGGTGTTTTAGATGTGACAAAAGTTAAAATAATAAACAAGACCTCTGGTCAATATGCTAACACCACTTTTGATATTAATAGCAATTTATCTCCTGACGGGAGTTATTTAATTGCGCCGGCTAATTGTATATTTGAGATTAAGTTTCCAGCAGTTGATATTAAAGGAAAAATTAAGTAATGCCTATTTTACGCTATACAGCTTCGGCGGATACCACAATTGTTAATGCATTTCAACCTAATTTGACAACCCGCGGCACCGGTGCTAACGCCGGCGAAGCTGATGTGATGGAGGTGTTTTCTATTTATGGCCGTGAATCATCGGGATCCCAAGAGTTATCACGAATTCTTTTAAAGTTTCCCATCACAGCCATCAGCGCTGACAGAACAGCTAACACTATTCCTGCTTCGGGAAGCGTAAGTTTTTACTTACGAGTTTTTAATGCACCTAGTTCTAAAACCGTACCGACGGATTTTAAGCTCGTTGTGGCGGCTGTGTCGCAGTCCTGGCAGGAAGGGATAGGCTTAGACCTAGAAGGCTACGCAGACCTCACCAAAGGCAATACAGGCGCAAACTGGATGTCTGCTTCGGATACTGCGGCTTGGTCAGTGGTGGGTGGTGACTATTTGACAAGTTCAGCAGATTTGTTTAAGGAACAGACGTTTGCCAACGGATTAGAAGATATTGACCTAGATATTACGCCTATAGTAGAGTCGTGGATAGATAGCACACAAGAAAACTATGGCGTCGAAATTTTACTTTCCCAAAGTTATGAAGCTTATTATTCAAGTTCAACAGGTCAAAATACTGGCAGCATAATTAACAATTTAAGTGGTGCCACCACTTCTTATTACACTAAACGATTTTTTGCTCGGGGCTCTCAATATTTTTTCAAAAGGCCGCTTATTGAAGCTCGTTGGAGTGACATAACAAGAGATGACCGCGGCGAATTCTATCTCAGTAGTTCTAGAGCGCCGGCCGCCGATAACTTAAATACACTATATTTTTATAATATTATTCGGGGGAAACTCGCAAATCTCCCAATTATTGGAACCGGCTCAATATATGTGAGCCTCTATTCGGGCTCGTCTAATAATAGCGTTCCTAGCGGATCAGCCATGAGTCTGTACGACGGCTCTGCGGCTTTAACCGGCGGATATGTTTCTACAGGCATTTATTCCTGTTCTGTAGGCATTACAGCTTCCACCACCACCACAGTAAGTCCGATGTATGATGTGTGGTTTAGTGGCTCTACTGAATATTTTACTGGATCTATACTTCCGAAGACAATTGATACCGGAATGACATTACTTTCAGAAAGGTATATTATTGATATTACTAATTTGAAGAATTCCTATCATCCATTGGAAACTAGTCGTTTTAATCTATATGTGAGAAATAAAAATTGGAACCCCAATGTTTATACGGTTGTGCAAGCGACCCCAGAAGGTCTTACTATCCAAAGCGCTTCCTATAGGGTGTACAGGGTTTTAGATGGCCTAGATGTTGTGCGTTATGGCACTGGATCTGATTTTCATACCGGCCTGTCACACGATGTATCTGGAAATTATTTTAATTTTGATATGAAATTGTTAGAACCAGGTTACACCTATGCATTTAAATTTGCATTTTATGATGAACAAATAAAATCCTGGGAAGAACAAGTTGACAGTTTTAAATTTAGAGTAGAGAAGAGCGATCAATGAGTATAAAAAAACTTTTTGAATCAACAAATAAAGGCAAAAATTATCTTTCCGACACTGATCAAAGGGAAGCGTTTAAGTCCGTTGAGTCGGCCACAAATGCAGTCGAGATCAAAAGAAGGCAAGATAGTTTTTTACCCCAAATCGATTATTCGAAGGCGGCCAATTTTGCAAAATATGGTTCCGCATACCTGTATTATAAAGGTGCTTTTGAAAGAATACTTGATTATTATCCCTATGATGGTTCTGATGCAGAGCTTAATAAGTTTTATAATGATTCTCTGGATATTGAAAAATATATTTTCAACGACATCTATCCCCGCACCGCCGGTTATATATTATTAAGTGCCGATGGTTGGGGCACTCGGGTCGGCGGTCTAAGTGGAGCATACGGGCGCCCCGACACACTAGAATATATTCAGTTTGTCGGCGGCCCCAACACTGCATCCAATACTAAATTATCGGACACTTTTAATAATCCTGAAAATTCTAAATTCCAACACTCTAATGTTTATGATACAAATATTTATCAAACCGCCGGCTTGCCGGATTCTTATGGTTCGGGCTCTCGGGAATCTAACTTAAAATCCGATTTTGATACCGGCGTCACAGTTGAGTTCTGGTTGAAGAAAGCGGCCTTTGATAATACCAAGACACAACGAGAAGCTGTTCTTGATATCTGGAATAACGATGCATCGTCTAGCGCTGATTATGGGCGGCTTACTATTGAACTTACAGGTGCGGCAAGTGGTTCTCCGTTTTTGATCACAGCACAATCCGGTACTGCTGGTTTTTTAACAGCTTCGATTGGTCAAAACCTTGATACCGACTCTTTGACGAGCTGGGGTCATTATGCTTTGGTGTTCCAAAATGTCAATAGCTGTATAACAACAAAACTTTATGTAAATGGTTATCTTAATGATACCTATACAACCGGGTCGGCCGGATGGGTCGGCGCCGCAGCTACTTTGAGCGCATTAAAAACAAAGAACATGCAAGGTCGTATAGGGTCTCTCTTGTCAGCACCATCGGGCGCTGCGGAAACTTATGGGGATACTGCGGCTGATTGGGCCGGAATGGCAAAATTAAGCGCCTCTATGGACGAGTTTAGATTCTGGAAAGTGGCCCGCACAGGCGAGGAGATTGGCAGACATTGGTTTACACAAGTTCACGGCGGCGCAAACACCGACATAAGCAATGCTACCCTGGGTTTATATTATAAATTCAACGAGGGTATTAGTACAGATACCGCCATCGATAGCGTGGTTCTCGATTATTCTGGACGTTTAGGAAACGGTGTTTGGACAGGCTATGATTCGGATTCTCGAAATACCGGTTCAGCTATATTAGAAGCATCTGCATCAACAAAAGAATATTTAGATCCGATTATTTATGCTACTCATCCAAGTGTGAGTGCGTTGAAAACAGCGTTATTAAATTCGGGATCGTATCACGATTCTAATAACAATAATTCCTTTTTAAGTTTGATGCCGGCGTGGCTTATCGAAAGTGCCGACACCGATGCTTCTGATTTACGGAAGCTTACACACATCGCCGGCGCGTATTTTGATAAATTGTTTTTACAAATTTCAGCTTTACCAGGACTCAAAGCTTTAAATTACACTAGCGGTTCTTATAAACCTATTCCTTTTGCACAACATTTCCCCCAATCTCTTGGTCTTTATGCTCCCGAAATCTTTATTGATGCGACTGTAATGGAAAAGTTTCTCAATAGAGATAACGATACTTTATTTGAATCCAACTTAAATGAAACTAAAAATTTAATTTACCTCAATTTATATAACAACCTCGCAAATATTTACAAAAACAAGGGCACGGAAAAATCTATTAGAAATATTTTTAGATGTTTCAATGTTGATGATAGGTTGATAAGCCTGAATGTTTATTCCGACAACCAAGTGTTTGAATTAAAGAACAATTTAAAACAGACACTGATTACCAAAAAATCTATTAATCAAAATAAAAATGAAAACCTCGCGGGTACAATTGTACAATATTTTGATTCCGGCTCAGTTACCAATTCTAGAAGCTACATTTCCGGCAGTAGTGTTGACGGCATGACCGGCAGTGTCTATCCCGAAGACAAATACGGATTTACAGCCGAAGCTGACATTACTTTTCCGGCTTATGATGCAATAGCTGGTTTGGTGGTTCGCGATTACACCGATGTATCTTTGTTTGGAGTCTACCAGTTTGATGGCCCTAGCATTAGTGGAACACAAGCCACAGCAAGCACCGCAACTTCCAGTGTAGATTTGACAAACTTCCAGGTTTATGCTGTAAAGCCGGCGACGGATTCAAAAAATGTGTACTTTAAGTTAACATCCTCTAATGCTCCTTATCCCTTCCCCACTTTAACAAGTTCTGTTTTCTTTAACACATATGATGATACCCATTGGAATATTTCAGTTAGAGTTAAGCCTAGCAATTATCCCTTAACCGATGTGATTACGGGAGCCACAGCTTATACATACGATGTTGAATTCAGAGGTATAAAAGAAGAATTAGGGGTCATACAAGATAGCTTTAGTTTAACCGGTAGTATGACAAAAACACTGGGCACCGGTTCTGTGCGAGCGCACAAAAGATTATATGCTGGCGCCCGTCGCACCAATATGACCGGTGCTATTCTACAATATTCTGATGTTTTATTAAATAATTGTCGTTTTTGGCTCAAATATTTAGAAGACGGAGCTTTAGACCAGCATCTTTTTGCTCCTAATAATGTCGGACTCTCTGGTTCTTATCAAAATCTTTCTCCCCTTGATACTAACAATGCGGGCTACGATATATTAAATCCTCATGCATTGGCTCTTGATTGGAATTTCGGAAAAGTAACCGGCTCGGGCCCAGACGGTGAATTTGCAGTTATAGATATGAGTTCGGGATCTGCCGACCTGAGAAACAATTTTGGATGGCTTGGTTCAATAACCGGATATCAACACACAGGTAGGGGGTTTAGTTACGAAGTTTCATCATCGAATGTAGTAAAAGAACAAACACTTAACTCCTTCAAGTTTATAAATCCAGAGACACCGGTGTCTTCCGATATGATCCAAATTCTATCCGACGATGATAAACTTTATGGAATTGTTGAAACGGTTCCAAGTTTCTTTTACACGATTGAAAAAAGTATTTATAATGCCATTTCGGAAGAAATGTTAACTTTCTTTGCAGGGGTTATTGATTTTAATAATATTATCGGAGAGTTGATCAATAGATACCGCGGCGAGTATAAATCGCTCGAAAAATTAAGAGAAGTTTTCTTTAGAAAAGTAACAACGGTAACATCGGTTGAAAAATATATAGATTACTATAAGTGGTTTGATGATTCTATATCGACAATAATAGAGCAATTGTTACCGTCTTCGACAGAATATGTGGCAGATGTATATAATATAATTGAAAGCCACGTCTTAGAGAGAAATAAATATCAATCCCAATTCCCCAGTTTAGAACAGAAAAGCAGTACCGAAGCCCCAATGGTGGGTATTAATAAATTAACTTATAATTGGAAGTTCAACCATCACCCCGTTGATGATTTACAGGCGAAGAATTCTGATTGGTGGCGTGAGCGCGCCGAACGAAGTGGAAGCAGCGTTATTTCTTCGGGTGATAATTCTATTGATAGTGAAAGAGATATTATCCGAGAAACGGCCAAAAAGGACAACGAAGATAATTTTCCTGTTTTTAGAAAAAATGATAGGGCCCCATATTATAGACTTTCTTATATCAAGAATAAATTAGCCAAACCTTATAAATTAGAAACAAAACACACTCAAATATATAAAGGTGGTATTAACTTTACTGAGACAAAAAACCTTGCCTTCACTTTCAATGCTTTATATCCTGCCGGCCCCATTAATGAAGACAATAGTGTTTATGTACCAAAGAATGTTTTGTTTGCCGACCTAGATGAAATAGTGGGGCTCCCAAACACACTGGATATTAAGAAACCAAGAGACAAAACAAAGAGAATTATAAAGGTTCAACATGGTCGCGACTGGGAAGACGGAATCGGCCCCAAGAATGTTAAATCTTCCTATGCTTTCCCGTTTAGTATCCTAAGTTCTTCCACTGATGCGGTGGTTAATACTGGTTATGGTAAACAAGTTACAGATCTGCTTAAATCCGATTTAGAAGTTGTAAACTTGCATTTCGATGCTTACGGTCCTGACTTAGAAGTTCCTATGCAGGGCCCATTTACCAACCATGTTGTCGGTGGCCTTCAATATAGACACATTGCTATCAACACTGGTTCGGATAACTATTTAAATCGCCCTGAAGGTTGGAGACTTTTGTTGGGTAAATGCGCTGGGGTCACCGGCGCCATTGGTATGGTTGGTTGTGACTATCCGTGGCCCGAAGCAAACGAAGAAGGGATTGCCCCCTATCCAATGACTGGTGCCCAAAAAGCCTACCTATATCGCGATCACGTCGCCAAACGCCCCGTCAATATTCGCAATATCAAACATCGCACTGGGTCCACAATTCTCGGAAACTACAATCACAATTATGAAGTGGTAAGCACAGTCGGCACTTACCAAAACCCTAGACAGTTCATTGAGAATCAACCATCACTACCATCGCAGATTACAGACACTCCTTCCGCCTCTCAAGGGCGCACAATGTTTGATACACGAAGAACTGCTCAGAGCCACGTTCAACTGATTCCAGAGTATTCAATTGCGTATCTTACCAGTTCAACCAACAAAAGTATCATTAAGGGGCGCTTTCGTGCGCCTGGGGGTATAAAGGTACAGGGTAGGGGTTACCAAGATATTCGTTCAGCAGAATTATCTGTCTATAATGCCTTGAATTATCGTAACTTAAGTGTGAAAAAACCATCACAGACCGCCACAGGGTCTATTTCAGAGCCCACGGGTTCTGGCACCCCAGGCATTAGAGTTTACAACATTCACGGTAAAGATTATGGCCTTCGAGCAATGCTTACACGTCATTGTGGAAAATTTGGTAGAGATTCATTCTTGGTAACCGACCCCGGCGCAACTGATAATCAGTCTGCTTCATTCATTAAGGTACCAAGAAATACCAAAACTGTGATTGTTTCGGGGAGCAACGCATATAGCACTGGTTCTAAATTTGATAACTTCTGGGTGCAGCACCAGACCCCCAGATCAGACAGACAATATGCCTGGGTGACTGGATCTATTGTAAATGCTACAGATATCAGATACTATGGATATGCCCCCGTTTATGGCCCTCAAGCCGGCACTTATTCAAGTTCAGCCGATGGGTATACCGCTTATTTTAGTTATGTGTCTGGTAGTAGTGTGGTGGGAACCACTGCGCCTACAGTATATCAACCAGAAGACCGTTTGGCAATATTTATTGTTGACCCTGTTGATGATTCAGCGGCGAACCCAAACGAGTTGGGACAGGCCCTTACGGCTAATAATGTGGACTATTTTAACAATACATTTATGGATAAGTTTGGTATTCTGGCGGAGATCAATTCTAAAGTTGATTATTTTAATGTATTAATGGCAAAACGGCGCGCCGGTTTTGGTTGGAGTTGGACTTCGACACGAAACGGCGACCACCCCATTTTAGTTAAACACAGAAACAATAACAATTATTCGGTATATAATGGAGAGACCATAACAGATTATAATTTGTATCCTGTATCTTTGCGCGGTAGACCTGTTGTTTTAAGTATAAACATGGGTAACGGCGAAGAAACTATCATAAAAACAACCCACAATAACGAAACAATATATTTTACTGATACAACACTTAATAATTTACAATTTCCAAGCGCAATTACACAACCCACCCCTCTGAGTCAATTGCTCGAAATTAACAGATCTATTTCAACTGTCGATTTAAATTGGCTTTTATATTCCGAAAATCTTTTTCCCGCTGTGAGAAATCAGTTTAGTTCATCGACCACCGCACGAACCGGGTACGATAATAAGTTCTGGCGTGACGCTTCGCATGCGAGGGTAACGCTTGGCAATACACTTCCTAACTCATTTGATCTTACTGTTTCACAGAGTTGTTGGCTATTAGATGCCCAAAGTAATTTCCTTACCAGAACCAGCGTTCCTGGAATCACAGCGAGTGGAGAATATACACAACTTATTGGTAATGGATCTTCCGGCGAACTCCAGAATAACTATTTCCACATTGTTAGCGGATCCGCGGCCCGAACCGCCGGCGCAAACGCGGTTAGAAGTTTGGCAGCTAGTGGCTTGTATTCCCGCAAACATGTGCTTTCTTCCCCGCAATCCGTAGTGTCTCCCGCTGGAATAGACATTCCTGCGACTGGTTCAATACCAATTCGGGATATCTTTGAGAACACGATTGATGTGTTTGGGGGAGAAGCGGTTTGGGAAGCAGATTCGCAGGCAGGAATAGTAGTTAAATCAGGAAGTATTTCCACTTTTGAATCTCATTCTTCGGAACCTTGGTTTGATGAATATGCCGACTTCAAGCAAGAATTGAAACTAATGGCGAAGGACTACTCCGTTATTCCAGAATTTAGAATTAGCGAACATGTTGAAAAGTATGAGAAATATGGATTATTCAATAGAAATGATTTTGGAACTTTCACAATTCCAGGTACCACCCTGAGCAGCTCTCAGAGCAATTTTTATAAGGATTATTCTAATTCTGAATTTATGAGCGCTTTCCTGAAGATAAAAAATGACAGTCTATTAAACGCTGCCCAGATTAAATTGGTTTGTAGTGGAGTGATCAGGTTTAATCCATATAAAGGTTTTTATCCAGCCCAAAGAACCTTGGATCTAATAACACAGTTCTCTAGTTCTTATGGAAAAAGCTTTTCATCAAAGAAAGGTAATCAAATTGTACAATTTTCTGATGGACACTTAAGACCATTAATGCAAACTCTTTATTCGCCGGGTCTCTTATATAACTCTATAAAATCGGGCATTGCTGTAAATTATCCTATTGTTTTAGATGAAACCAAGGTACGAAAAACATATTTCGGTACTGCAGATTACGAATCCACTAACAATTGGATGATTACTTCAGCAAATACTGCTAGTGCTGATGCAGAAGAAGGATATGCTGGTGGTCAATATTGGGACTATAAGATACCCTTTGAAGCATTGCTTGCACCAGAACGATTCTTAGATGGATTAGATTTTATAGATATAGAACCACACCCCTCTGCAACTTTAGACATAACATCATCCTTTGCTGTTAACTCAAACGATAGTATTTATTCTCGAATGGCTGAAAACTTTTTCGGAGAAGTTGGCGGATTCTTCCTTAAAGATAATGGTTTTACAAAATTGGAATCACAGGTTGTGACAAGTGAGTTGGAATTTACTACCGGTTCTACCTATTTCGCTCGATTGAAGATACGCAAATCGGCCAAAGGTGCGAGAACCTATCAACATGAATCTGGCGCAGCCGGCAATAATTCTACCTATACCACTTTCGGAGGTAAAAGTTATTTTAATGATAAATTCAGAAGTGGTTCCTATCCTCTCCCGCAAGATCCTCGACAAAATCCCAGCTTTAAAGAAAGTTTTACAATGTATAGCAGACCCACAGCTTTTGGTCCCCCTATGGCTGCTCGACCTTCAGGGTCACAGGCTTCTTTGTCGATCGTTCGTAATACTTACCCCTTGGACGGCTTGAGCGGCTTTAATGGTGCATATACTCCTCCTTACTACAACGGAGAGGCTTGGGTTGACTTTATCTTTCGCCCCCAAGGAGATACTAAATATGATTTAGAAAAAATCCTTACAGAAACCCAGACTGTATTGTGGCGTATAGATCCTGGTGTTTCTGCTTCGGCAGGAACTACATCTCTTTCCGGGACACAACTGAT